TTCTAGGGTTAGGTCTGGAATTATGCAGACTGAGGCAGATGCCTTACAACAGGCTCAAATGATTATTGCTTCAAGAAAAGAGCAGGGTGTTGATATACAACTTAACTCATTAACCATTGATGCCTATAGCCAAGAGGATCCGGCAAGAGTTACTGCAGCTTTAGAGCTTGATATTTTTAACCCTATTGAGGTCACCCAAACCTTACCTGCAGGCAATGTAGTTAGTGACAGCGTTATTGCCGGAGTGCAGTATCAAATCACCCCTAATTCTTTTTTAGTCACATTCTCATGTGCTCAACCCTTTGCGGTAGGTTTTTTGCTAGACTCAGCCGTTGATGGTTTATTAGATGAAGACAGTTTGAGCTACTAGGAGATATATGGCTACCTTTGTAACCGGGCAAGTTTTAACAGCTGCGCAGATGAATAGCATTGCTAATCTGACAGTTAGAGGTGTGACTACTACCTCAGACACATTTGTGGTTGCAGATGCAGATAATAAACTTATCACATATTCAAACACTGGCACTACAACAGTTACAATCCCACCTAACAGCTCTGTAGCTATCACAACAGGATCAGTAATAAATTTAATTAAAATTGGATCGGCTGGCACTGTTAGTATTACTCAAGGTGCGGGTGTGACAATTGCTTCAACAGGTGCCACATCTACAAATCCTACAATCACAAAAACCTTTGGTGCAGTATCTTGCATAAAAGTAGATACAGATAGCTGGTATGTTGTAGGTAGAGTTGCTGAGTAGTAATGAATATTTTAGGGATATTAACGCAAGGTGCAGGCGCACCTCCATTAACTGTTGATTATTTAGTTGTAGCAGGTGGCGGTGCTGGTGGTGCAGCCACTGACTTTCCTTTAGCACAAACTGCCGCTGGTGGCGGCGGTGCTGGTGGAGTGCGTTGCACAGTTACTGCAACTGGTGGTGGTGGAAGTTTAGAAACCGCTTTAACTTTAAATAAGGCAACAAATTACACAGTTACAATTGGTGCGGGGGCGGCGCAAACAGGAAATACTGGTACAGGCAACCAAGGCGCAAATGGTAGTAATTCTGTATTCTCAACAATAACATCAACTGGTGGTGGTGGCGGTGGTAAAAACGCTGCTAATGGTAGTAATGGCGGATCGGGCGGTGGTGGCGGTGGTATAGCAACCACAACCAATGGTGGTACTGCTTCACCTTCAAATCAAGGTTATGCAGGTGGCGGTGGTGGAAATGATAGCTTTGGTAATGCTGGTGGCGGTGGCGGCGGTGGTGCTGGCGCAGTTGGTAAAACACATTCAGGGCAAGTTGGTGCGCCAAATGGCGGTGATGGTATTGCAACTAGCATTACTGGTTCATCCGTTTATTATGGCGGTGGCGGTGGTGGTTCAAGAGATGGTCAAGCAGGTGGTACTGGGGGAAGTGGCGGTGGCGGTGCTGGAGCACGCCAAGGCGGTAGCAGAAATGGCGCAGCAGGAACTATAAACACAGGCGGCGGTGGCGGTGCTGGTGAAAATTATGTAGCACCTGAGAGTAAAGGCGGTGCTGGTGGTTCTGGAATTATTATACTTAAATATCCAGATGCTTATACTGCAACATTTAGCGGTGGTGTCACACAAACAACAACATCAAGTAGTGGATTTAAAATTTCTACAATCACTGCCGCAGGTATTTCAGACACAGTAAGTTGGGCATAATGGCACATTACGCATACTTAGATAATAACAATATTGTTGTTGCGGTAATAGTTGGCAAAGATGAAACAGAATTGATTGATGGTTTTGATACTGAAACTTATTATTCATTAGGCACTGAGTATGTAGTAAAACGCACTTCATATAACCACAAAATACGCAAACAATATGCAGGTATTGGGTATTCCTATGATCCAGTTGCAGATGTATTTATTGCGCCACAACCTTTTGCATCTTGGTCATTAGATGAAAACTTTGATTGGCAAGCTCCAAAACCTAGACCAACTGAGGGCTTTTGGGCTTGGGATGAAGAAAATTTAATTTGGCAATCATTAGAGAATTAACAAGTCCTAATGGATGGCCGGCTAGTGAGGATAGAAAAGCAATCGGCATACAGTCTTTTGTTGTACCTGGCACTAAACTAAAGATTGTTTGTGCCAAAGATGTGGCACCAATACTGGTCGCCTTTTGTAAAGAGTTTCATGAGCTTGTAGAGCCAATAGATCAAGGTCAATTAGATGACTGGGGTTATGCCTTCAGAATGACAAGAGGCTCTGACAAAGTTTTGAGCAATCACAGCTCCGGTACAGCGGTGGATCTAAACGCTTTAAAACATCCACTAGGCAAGTCAAATACATTTAACAAAGAACAGTGTAATATAATCACATTACTAATAACTAAATATGGATTGGCCTGGGGCGGTCATTACAAAAAGCGTAAAGATGAAATGCACTTTGAGATTAAGATGAACAAAGAGCAAGTCAAACAAAAAATCAAACAGTTAGGATTATTATGAAACTAAGTGCTAAACAAAAAGCAATTTTTAAATCTTATGCACGCAGCGTAGCCGCTGCCACTGTCACCACAGCTTTGGCTTTGGTAGCGGATGTGCGCCCGGAGTTATCTATCTTGGCAGGTGCACTTGTAGCACCTTTGATCAGATATTTTGATGGTCAAGACAAGGCTTTTGGCCGCAACAGCGAATGAGCCCCAATGACATGGCGGCTTTGACAGTAGCATTAATAACAATTATTGGGTCATTCATTGCAGCTGTCAGGTGGCTTGTTAAGCATTACTTATCAGAGCTCAAGCCTGATAATAATGGTCAGCATAATCTTGAGGGTCGCATTTGTAGGATTGAAAATAAGCTAGACACGCTCTATGAAATCCTAATAACTAAAAACTAACCTGCATACCCTTCTCTCATGAAGACCTGCGTAATAGTGCCAACTAGGGGCAGACCTGAAAACATGGCTAGATTAGCTGCATCCTTTGTTGGCACAAATGCCAGTGCAGATCTTTATGCTGTTATAGATAATGATGATCCTAAATGGAATGAGTACGCCAAAGATGACTCCTATGTTTGCATACCTGCAGAAAATAAAACAGGCGGTTGTGCACACGCCCTTAATAGTGCTGCAGAGCTTTTACTTGATTTTGCTAACTATCCTTTTTATGATTTGTACATGTTCATGGGTGATGATCACCTGCCTAGATCGACTGATTGGGACAAAGCTTTACAAAAAGCGTTAATGGGTAAAACAGGTATTGCCTATGGTGATGACCTGCTACAAGGTCAAAACCTGCCTACAGCTTATGCAATGACTAGGGATATTGTTGAAGAGTTAAGAGGTCTGACCTTTCCAGGTTGCAAGCATTTATATTTTGATAACTTTGTAAAGCAATTAGGTATTGATGTAGATTGTTTAATTTATTTACCAGATGTAATCATTGAACATCTACACCCGGCAGCTGGTAAAGCTGAGATGGATGAGGGTTATGCTAGGGTAAATCAACCTAAATGGTATGAAGAGGATCTGCTCACCCTGCAAAAATATTTAAGATCACAAGAGTATGCAGATCTTGTCGGTAAATTAAAATGAAAATAAATGATTTGTTTGATGCGGTAATTGTTTTAAATTTAGATAGAAGACCAGACAGATTACAAGCTATAGAGCATCAATTAAGTGTTTTAGAAATAAAATGGTCAAGGTGGCCGGCAATTGATGATTTAAATACTGACATGACACCTATTTTTTGTAATATAATGAATTGGCTTAACCGGTTGCTATATTCGCAATTTAAAGAGTATAAAACTGTGTTATTTTTAGATGATGATTGCGAGTTTGTTCTCAATTTTTATGACAAATTAAATGAAATATGGCCACAAATACCGAATGATTGGGATACTGTAAGTTTTGGGGAGCATTTAATTAAATCGACTCAAATAACAGATAAAATACACAAAATAGATGAGTCTTATGGGGGACATGCAACCGCAATCAAAGTCAGTTGTGCTCCTATTATGTTGTCAGGTTTAACTGGTAAAAATTTTGGTGATATTGAAATGAATTCATTAAGCGACAAATTAAATAGATATGCTGTAAATCCAGGTTTAATAGGTCAAGGCCGGTATGAGTCAGATTTAATTGGCGGTATTAGGCCTAATATGTATAGTTTGTGGCAATAATGAAAGTTTTAATTACAGGCTCACATGGTTTTGTAGGTAGAGCTTTTAGGCGTGCCTTACCTTATGCAGAATTAACTTTAGTAGATTTAAAGAATGGTACAGATTGCAGAGATTTTTTCAAGTTAGAAAAAAAACAATATGATTTAGTTATACACCTTGCAGCTATTGTAGGTGGTAGGCAACAAATAGAAAACGCACCTCTAAGCTTGGCAGTAGATCTTGCCATTGATGCTGAGTTTGCTAATTGGTGCATGGTTACTGAGCAGCCCTATGTGGTTTATTTTAGCTCTTCGGCGGCATATCCAATAGAGCTACAGACTTTATCTAAAAAACATAAGCTAAAAGAAAAAGACCTGAACTTTAAAAAAATTGGTGCACCTGATATGAGTTATGGCTGGGCTAAATTAACAGGGGAGACATTGATGAGTTACCTGCGAGAGTCCGGCACTCAGGTCTTGGTGCTAAGACCCTTTAGTGGCTATGGCACTGATCAAGATATGACCTACCCATTTCCATCAATTATACAGAGAGCGATACTAGGCTCAAATCCATTTGACATCTGGGGGCGTGCGACTACGACAAGAGACTTTATACATATTGATGATGTTGTAGATGCGGTCATCACAATGGTGCAAAACAATTGCAATCAAACAGTCAATCTTTGTACAGGTAGAGCCACTACTTTTCTTGAGCTCGCTCAAATGGCTTTGAAGACTTTAGGCATAGACAAGATGCCTAAGTTTAATATTTTATCTGATAAACCTACGGGCGTGGCCTACCGAGTAGGCAACCCGACAATGATGAGTGATTACTATTCACCAAAAATTACTTTGGAAGAGGGCGTGCACCGAGCAATATCCGGCATTTTGTGATTTACACTTAAGCCATGGCAACCACACGCAAACGCAAAAAGCCTGTACAAAAAAGGCGTAAGACTACCAAAGATGCTGTATTAACCAAGTTAGATTTTTGGGCAATTGCAGCTAATGAGGTTTATATGGCTTGCCGTAAAGCTGGCATGGATGAAGGTACAGCTCTAGCTTTTGCAATGGATAGATCAAGTTATCCTGATTGGATTGTGGACACAAAGGATCCTATAAAAAATCCACTTGATGATTTTGATGAGGATGAAGATTAAGCGAGACAAGTCAGTCAATGCACGCTATCTGATTTGTTCAGATCTGCAGGTGCCATTCCAATTTGATGCTGCGATTGTCAATCTAAAAAAGTTAGTCAAAGCTTTTAAATTTGATTTAGTTTTAAATGTAGGTGATGAGCTTGACCTAAATACAATCTCAAAGTACAGCCAAGGCAGAGCTGAGTCTTTTCAACAAACTCTCAATGCTGACCGGGATCTGTGTAAAGACATTCTGTATGATCTAAAAACAGATGTAGTCTCAAGATCAAATCATGCCGATAGATTATTTCAAGCTGTGAGTCAGGTGCCTGGATTGATGGCCTTACCAGAGCTGCAGTATGAGAAATTTATGGGCTTTGATGACCTAGGCATTTATTACGCCAAAAAGCCTTATGAGATACCCGGCACTGACTTTGTGCTCTGTCATGGGGATGAGGGCAACCTATCTAAAATTGGCGGCTCTAGTGCGTTAAACATTGCAAAAACTTGGGGCAGGTCTGTGATTGCTGGGCATAGTCACAGAATGGGCTACACCT